GCTTCTTCGAATGATATTTTGCTACATGGATGTCATCGCTCCTCTTTATTGGTGGAAGCAGTTTGACACTCATAGATTTGGTGTTGAGAAGATCAGTGAGTCTACTATGCATTCTATATTAGTGGATCCTTTTGACATCGGTGACTTCGAACCATTGGAGTTTGAGTTTGAGAATGAAGAACAGAAGTATAAGGTAGATCCTGATAGAGCAACGTACGATCTTATGGAGATCATATCTAAGCTCAATCACTACCGTTTGCAAGCAATAGACGATCTTAAGAACAAGGCCATGCACGAGAGGATCATATATTCGCTGTTGCCTGATTCATATATGCAGAGGCGTACTGTGTGTATGTCGTATGAGGCAATGTATGCTATGTGGCTCGTTCGCAAAAGTCATAAGCTTCCTCAGTGGGTGAAGTTCTGTAATGCACTGGAGAATATTCATGAGTTCAAAGAATTGTGTTTGTCTGATCCGTCGTCGAAGGCGGAAGAAGAGTAAGTCGATGTCTGTTTTTGGAAGTAAGTCTGGTAAGAAAAAGAAAGGATTGATATTTATGAACAACAAGTTTTTCGAGATAGGTAGACCCTCTCCTGAAAAGATCCATGTTTCTGTCACGAAGAAGGATGACAAGGAAGAGACATTTGGCACTATTGCGTCTACTGTGATGGCTGCGTTTAACAGGATATTCGAGACTGGTGAGCTTTACAAGATGGACATTGATATTCGTCTTGTTAAGAATCGTGGTGTTGGATCTTCTAGTTCGGAGGAAGCTGTTGAGAAAGTGGCTCTGTCAGATAGTGATGGTAATGATGGGTCGGTTGACTGAATGATATTTGCGGTTGCTGTGTAGTGTGTAGAGTGTTTTGTCTGTTAGGTTGACGTTTTGTCGCAGAATGGAGTAGAGTTGGTATGCTGGTTTCTAAAGGCGGAGATGAAAAGATATTTGAATTGAAGATGAATCCAAGGGAGTATAGGATGCTGGAGAATCTTCAGAACAGTATCAATACCGAGTGTATCAAGTACAGTAAGTCGGAGGTCATCAAGATGGCTATAACGGCTTACACGAATTATATTTATGACACGTTCCCTGAAAAGCGTGCGTTGTTGTACCCAAAGAACGAGTTTGGGGATGTGGAGATCGTTAAGAGTAGTATGGATTGATATTTTTGTAATAGGTTGTAAGAAGAGGGTGTGGCTTGTACATGCTCTCTTCTTTTTGTCGTAAGAAATACATGTTGTTATATGCAGGGAATTGATATTTTATAGGAGGTAATGTTATGGCACGAACAAAAGCGGAGATACTTCAGGCTATACGAGAAATAGAAACAAGTGAGGAGTATAGTGAACGTAGCGATGCTGGAGATGACACATTATGGTATGTGATCGAGTCTCTGTATGAGGAGTTGGAGGAACTCGAAAAGGAGGAGGGTTAACGCCCTCTTCTCTTTTTGTCGCAAGAAATACATGTTGTTATATGGAAGCAAGAAACCAATGATATTTAGGAGGTATTTTATTATGATGACTATGGAAGAAATCCTTTCTAGGGTTAATGCTCTTAAGGGAGCAAAGAAATCAGTAGAAGGGGAGTATTTTAGAAATGAAATCACAGATGAAATGTACATAGATTTCATTGGTAGTATTGATGAAGAGATAGAGGAGTTTATGAACGAATTACGAGATGAACTATTCTCGGAATGAGGGCTAAACACCCTCTTCTCTTTTTATCGCAAAGAATACATGCTGTTATATGGAAGCAAGAAACCATTTATATTTTAAAAGGAGGTTTAACTATGGAAAAGAACGATCTTATATTCCAGCTTAGAATCCTTATGTCAAGGATGCAAAGTGCATCTAACATAAGCGACGAAGATAGAAGAAAGATTGATGTATCTTTCATATGCGCAGATCTTCAAGAAATTATTTGGGCACTTGAAGCAGAGAAGGAGAACGAGGGTTGAAACACACCCTCTTTTTCTTTTGCAATTATGGATATTTTGTCGCAAAAAATACACGGCATTATATGGAAAGAAAGCAAATGAGAATGAAATCGAATTTAACTTAATTATAGGAGGAAACCAACATGACTAAGAAGAATTATGAGGACATTTATGTAACATACAATGGGAGCACTATGAGATATAGCGCTTACATCGAGATGATGCAGAAGATGTACGACAGATTTGACTGGATCACAGAGGCAGAACTGGAAAGAATTAAGAAGGAAGAAGAGGAGGTTCTTAAGAAGTAATTTCCAACTTTCGAGGGTTGAAACACACCCTCTTAAGCTTTTGACGTACATGTTATTTATATTTTGTCGCAAAAATTACACGTGCTTTTATGCAGGAATATTAACTTATGACTTTAGGAGGATGTATTTTATGAAGAAGTATATGAAAGATTATCTTAGTAATCTTGAAAAGATCAAGGATCAGAACAGATCCATAATGAAAAAGATCATGAAGGATTACGCGAAGGAGGTCATACACGATGAGGACATAAAAGAGTTCTTTATAGGATGTATGAAGATTGATGTTCTTGACCAAAAGGAAGAGGTAGTAACTTGTTTCTTCGAGGTCTTCAATGACTTGGTGCATGACGCAATATGGGAATTTGAGGACGACGAGGAGGGTTAACGCCCTCTTCTTTTGTCGTAATTAATACATGCTCTTATATGCAATGGATTTATATTCTAACAACAATTTATAGGAGGTATTCAATATGTTTTGGATCATTATGGCTATAGTTGGTTGGATCGTAGGAATAGTTGGGATTTTTACTAATCCGGTTGTGAAGGATTATATTTCTAATTTAATAGACTTAATTAGGAGAATAATTATAGCGATACGGAAAGAAGCAATTAAGAACAATTATATGGATCTGACAATTGAAGATGTAGTTGGTACTATGACAGAGGAAGATATTGAAACGGTTGAAGAATTGTTAAAGAAGAGAAAAAGAGATATTGCTTTAACTATTAAAGCAGGATTATTTTGAGGAGGGTTAACGCCCTCTTCTTTTGTTGTTTGTCGGTGTTGATATTTCTGTCGCATAAGTTACACACTCTTATATGGCCAAGTTACTGACCGAAGATGGACGCATTTATATTTGTATGGAGGTGCTTATGGTAGGTTTAACATGTGGAGCCTTTATCGGCTGGTTAGCTGAGAAGATCATGGAGATGATATTCTATCTTAGTATAATAATGATAGGTGTCATGTTAATGATATCAGGCGGAGTAGCTATTAAAGGCATATCGCTAGAGCTAAAAGGGGCGACCGAGGAAGAGTATAAAGAATTTGTCGAGGAGGTGGCTGGTAAACAAGATTGAGGGGTAACACCCTCTTTCTTTTTGTCATTTTGTGGATATTTTTGTCGCAAAAAATACATGTTGTTATATGCAATGGGTAGTAATTATTTTTTACAACTTATAGGAGGTAAACTATGAACAAGAATTCAAAAGAGACTTTTGAGAAGTATCTTGATTATGTTGAGGACTACATGAGGATCACTATTGATCTTCAGGAGTCTATCATCGAGGGGTACGAACTCGGAGAGCTCACTATGGATGAGGTTGTGGATTTCTATAGGAAGATGTACAATGTAATCTATACCGATCGCATGAAAGAAGTGGGAGAAAACTTTAACGAGATATTTGGAGAGGCCCTCACCGAGATGGTGATGGAATTGACAGATACCGAGGAGGGTTAATGCCCTCTTCTTTTGTCATTTTTATTTGTCGCAAAAGATACATGTTGTTATATGCAGGAAATTTATATTTTTGAAAGGATGATGTTTATGTTAGATAGGTTCTTAAACAAGTGCGAAGAGGTGTACGATAGGGTAAAGAAACTGTACGAGACAGACAAAGATTTTAGAGGATTCGTTCAGGCATATGCTTTAGGAAGCATGGTCGGAATCGCTGGACTAAGTATTTGTTACTATCTCGGACATCCCGAGTGGGCGCTTTCTAGAAAGTGTGTGAAGCTTATTGTGCAGAACATGTCTGCAAAGAAGAAGTAAGTGACTTGTAGCAACGAGGGGTTGTAGATATTTAAACAATATTACACAGCCTCTTTTGCTTTTGTCGAGTTGTCGCAGAGAGGAGGTGAGAGGTATGGTAACACATGATGAAGAACACATAAAGGATATTTACAGACGTAGTGGTATGAAAGGGCTTGTGGAGTATGAGAAGGATTTGATGGAAGAGTATAAACGTGTTAGTGAGAATGCGGATGTTTTCTTTAACGGGAGAAGTCACATAGTGCTTGATCACATATGGGGATTGATCAAGACTATCGAATCATTTAGGTATGATGATGCAAGATTGAACGAGAAATGATATTTGTCACAATGGATGCTGTTAATTAGAACTAAAAATAGAAGGGAGTTGAAATACATTCCCTTTTATTTTTTGTGTTATAAAAGTTACAGAATGTGATAGTATTGTGAAAATTTGGTTACAAATGTGAAATTTGTCGTTAGGGGTTGTGTAAAAATGCGTAAATGGTGGTTACAATTGTGATAGAATTGTGAAAATATTCGTAACCATTGTGATAGAATTGTGATAGAATTGTGAAAATTTGGTTACAAAACGCTAATTATTAACAAATTATGAACGAGTTTATGGGACACTTTTTTCAGAAAAACTGGCCATGGGACACTTTTATTTTCAACTTTAAGCGTTTTTGTCGTCGAAAAAGTGCGTTTTGGCCACTTTTGCCCACTTTTGGGCCACTTTTAAAAACAAAAGTGTCCCATGAATAAACCGCATCGTTAAGCCATTTGTTGGCATTTATGGGACACTTTTTAAATTTTTTTTAGTTAAGTAAAAATAAAAAAATCAATATTTTATACTAAATAAGAAAAAAAAGTGGGCTTTTGACCAGAACTCCACTTTATGAACAAATTGTTAACATGTTCATAATTTGTTCATAAATTCGCAAAAAATACACGCCCTTTTATGAGGAGAGATAACGCATCTCGTTTTAACTTTGTCGGTTTTGGTTGTTTGGACGATAGAGTGTGACGAGATCCCAAAGCGTCGTACATCTCCTTGGGTTGTTTCCATAACTGGGCATCCTTTCATAAGGCAGTAGTCTGTTTATATTCTGTGACTTGGCATTGGCGATACCTCCTAAATCTCAATAAACAATAACACGAATAAAGACACGCACAAACAACAGGCTACTGCACAATACCTCCTTTCTATGTGTGGGTCCATTTATATTCTCCCATTCGCAGACTCGCCTTAACGACCGCTGGTAAGTTTGTTTTATAGATGGGCCCATATGATCGCTATCGGGCGACATCGTGTTGGTGTTTCCTGTTTGTGATATATCCTCCCCTTTCGTTGTAGTCCTTTGTGCGATGTGTACTCGTCTTAAGGCAAGAGTCTTTTGATGAGTATACATTGTGCGATGGATTTAGCGGTTTAGCTGTTTAGCGGTTTAGCGGTTTAGCGGTTTAGCGGTTTATATTTGATGCATGAAAGAAAGTCTGTTTTATTACATTGTTGGATCAAACAAAAAAAATACGATGATCGATCAGTCATTATACATACACTCCTTTTTCAACTATCTCCGATCTGACTTTGTTGTACTTGCTAGCTTTTGAGTTGCTCGATTCAAACTAAATTTATATTTACCATGTCTTTCTGTAAACACAAATTTGTTTGGTGCTGATCTTTCGAGTGACGATTGAGCGACGATACATTTGGGACCCCCTTCTAAATTTAAAACAGACTTTCTTTGATGTATTGAATTTTTAGTGTTAAGCGGTTGGTGATATTTTCTATGAAACTAGAAAGTAAGTTTCAGAGTGACGTAATAAGAGCAATCAAGCAACGGTTCAATGGAGCGGTCGTGCTCAAGAACGATGCTAACTATATTCAGGGATTGCCTGACTTGACTGTTCTGTATAAGGACAAGTGGGCGATGCTTGAATGTAAGAGAAGTGAGGATTCTAAGCGAAGGCCTAATCAGGAGTACTACGTTAACAGGTACGATGGAATGTCTTTCGCTAGATTTATATTTCCGGAGAACATGGAGGATGTACTAAATGCAATGGGAGAATTTTTCGAGGCTTAAGGGTCAACATTCGATCCTTAGTCCTTCGCAATGCTACTGGATATTTGACGAAGACGATGACTTCATGAAGAGATACTGTAACGGCTTCTCGACAAAGATAGGAACTTTGTTACATGATCAGGCCGCACAGTATATTCAGTATGGTCCGTCTATAGGATTCAGACTGACGAAGAAGAGCAAGAATGATATTCTAGTCGGGCTTATGGCTAATGGTGTACCTAGAGGTGTTTTAGATTACATTGACTTTGATGCAATGTTTGACAATCTTGCTAGGTATGTTAATGACGCTATTGGCTATGGTATGGATCCTGAGGTTTGTTTATATTTTAGTGAAAACTGCTTTGGTCACGCAGACACTATAGACTTTAACGAAAATAAGGGTCTTCTTAGGATACACGATCTAAAGACAGGTACGAGCCCTGTGAAGATAGAACAGCTTTATATTTACACTGCTTTATTCTTCTTGCAGTACAAATGGGTCAAGCCTTCTGATACGAGGATCGAGCTTCGTATCTATCAGACCGATAAAGATATTTATGTAGAGCAACCTACGATAGATCAGATCCTTCCTATCATGGATAAGATCAAGAGGTTTGATAAGAGAATTTCTGATATGAAAGGTGTATGATAGTCATGGATATTTTCGAATTGTCAAATGGACTAGTTGGATCTTCTATGGATGTTGTTGATGATGAAGAGAACGAGGATTCGCTCAAGCACTATGGTACCAAGAGACATTCAGGAAGATATCCTTGGGGGTCTGGCGATGATCCGTATCAACACGAGAAGTATGAAGGTTGGGTAGATTCTCCAGCCGATTTTCTTACACGAGTAGAGGCTCTTGAGAAGCAGGGCAAGTCTGACAAGGATATTGCTAAAGAGCTTGAGATGGAGATCAAGGAACTTCGTGTATATAAGGCAGTTGCTAAGAATCAGCGTAGAGCAGCACAAGTTGGCGACTGTATGTGCCTTCACGACAAGGGTTATAATAATCTTGAGATATCTGAGAAACTTGGCATTCCTAATGAGACTGTTAGTTTATATATTAGGAAAGGTCAGGAGAGCAGAAGGACTAGAGCTCAGGAAACTGCTGATAAGTTGAAGGAGAAGATCAATGAAAAGGGACAGGGTATTGATATTGGTCTTGGTGTTGAGCATAGTCTTGGCGTTTCTAGGAACATGCTTGATGAAGCTGCGATAGTACTTCAGGCTGAGGGATATCCTGTGTTCAATCGTCGTGTACCTAATGGTGGTAACATGACGACTCTTAAGATCGCTTGTCCTCCGGGTACTGAGTATGGTCAGCTATATCAGGAAGGATTTATATCTACGGTCGAGGATTATCATTCTAACGATGGTGGAGAAACTTTCCATAAGCTTAAGAATCCTGCATCGCTCGATAGCAAAAGGATATTTGTACGCTATGCCGAAGAAGGCGGTATAGATAAGGATGGTGTTATCGAACTTAGACGTGGTGTTCCAGATCTGAGTCTTGGTAACAGTCATTACGCTCAGATACGTATGCTCGTCGATGGAGACAAGTATATTAAGGGAATGGCTTTATATTCTGATGACGTTCCCGAGGGTTACGACCTTATTGTAAACTCTAACAAACCTAAAGGTTCGCCACTTGACAAAGTGCTTAAGAAGGCAGAAACGGTTGACGGTAAAGTCGATGCTGCAAATCCTTTTGGTGCACTTATTAAGATGGGTGAGAGAGAAGAGCATGTTGATCCCGAAACTGGCGAGGTTATTAAGATAACTGCTGGTGGACAGTACGAGTATAAAGATCCGAAGACTGGAAAGATGGTCTTATCTCCTCTCAACAAGACGAGAGAAGAAGGCGACTGGGATAAATGGTCGAGAACACTCCCTTCACAGTTTTTGGCTAAGCAGAAGAATGATTTTATTGACACGATGATAAAAGCTACTATAGCCGATAAAGAGGCTGAGCTTGATGATATTATGAAGCTTGAAAACCCTGCTTTGAAGAAAAGTTATTTATTGGACTTTGCTGGATCATGTGACGATGTTGCTACAACACTTGCAACAGTCGCTCTTCCTAGGCAGGCTTATCAGGTTATTTTGCCTTTGGATATTCCTGACAATGAGGTATATGCTCCCAACTATCGTGATGGTGAGAAGGTCGCTCTTGTACGATTTCCTCATCAGAACACGGGCGAGATACCTATATTGACAGTCAATAATAAGAACGAGAATGGTAAGAAGATGATGGGCGCTCAGGCATTTGATGCTGTTGGTATATCTCCAGCGACCGCTAACAGGTTATCTGGAGCAGACTTCGATGGTGATACCGTAATGGTGCTTCCTACTGGAAACAATCGACATACCTCAGTGACAAATCGTGATCCGTTATCCTACAAGGACAAGAATGGTAATGTTATTTCCTTGGCGGGATTCGAGCCAAAGATATCCTACGCTGGTGTAGAGGATCCAAATTCTCCTACTGGATATGCTCATAAGATAATGAAGAAGGGTGCACAGACTCAGAAGGAAATGGGTATGGCATCAAATCTTATTATGGACATGACCCTCAAGGGGGCTAGCGACGAGGAGATAGTGAAGGCTACCAAATATTCACAGGTGGTCATAGACGCGGCTAAACATAAATTGGACTACACCACGGCTAAGAAGGATAATGATATTGATGCTATAACTAAGAAGTGGAAGGGACATGAAGATCCTGAAACAGGCAAATTTTCTACAGGTGCTTCCACTCTTATTACTAAATCTACATCTGATTATCGTATACCTCTGCGTCAAGGATCCGGTCGTATTGACAAGGAAACTGGCGAACTTATTTACAGAACAGCTCCAGATTCCGAACGTTTTTATACTGACAAGAAAGGTAAGAAGCAGGAACGTTTTACGACAGTGCCTTTGATGAGCGTTACTAAGGATCCATATTCTTTATCTTCAGGAACGACTGTTGAGAATTTGTATGCTGGTTTTGCTTCTAAGATGAAGTCAATGGCAAATGATGCTAGAAAGACTTATGCAAATATGCCAACTGATCCATATTCTAAAGAGGCCGCTGCGAAATATTCTGCAGAAGTTTCTAGCTTAAATGCTAAACTTTTGGATGTTGAAAAGAACAAGCCGAAAGAGAGACAAGCAGAAGTTTTGGCAAATGATAGAGCAAGAGCGAAGATCCAACTTTACAAAGCCGATCATCCAGAGCTTGACAAGTCTGACATCAAGAAGTATGAAAAGAAAGTTCGTACTCAAGAAATCACGAATGCAAGAGCTGAAGTTGGTGCTAAATCTGTAAAGATAAACATAACTCCAGAAGAATGGAAGGCTATTCAGGCTGGAGCAATTCCTCAGACAAAACAGATGAAAATTTTTAGAAAAGCGGATCAAGAACAGCTTCGCAATTATGCAATGCCAAAACAAACAAATACGCTTAGTCAGGCAAAGCAAAACAAGATCAATGCGATGCGAAACTCTGGTTATACAACACCTGAGATTGCTGAAGCAATAGGCATATCTGAATCGACAGTACGAAAATACATGAAAGAGTCAAACGCATGACAGCAAAATTCTTTAGAAGGTGACAAGCATGAGAGAAGTAGCAATTTCGACGTTTGACAATCCTTATGATCCTTTTGAAGATTTTGCAGCTTGGTATATGGAAGATTGCAGATTGGGTTATGGGTCTTGTCAAATTTTGGATAGATTAACAAACACTTTTGAAGGAATGACCGACAAAGAGTACGCTGCTGAGATGGAAAGAGCAATAGATTCTTTAGTGTCTGTTGATCCAGCCAATGTCTTTACTAAGGTCGTCCGAGAGACAAGTGAAATTCTATAGTTGAATTCTTGAGTGAAAACAATAAGTAAATTTTCGAGTGAATTATTGACTGACTTTTACAACTAAATTCTAAAGTGAATTCTAAAACTGAATTTTGTACTGAAATTTTACAGTGAATTTCGAAACTGAATTTTTCAGGAGAAATTTCGAACAAATCAAAGTTGAAAAACTCCAGTCAAATTTCGAAGAAAAACTCAAGAATTCAAATTTTTTCGGAAAATTTTTGAGAAAAATTTCAACCCCCACGAGTTTTTCAGAATTTTTTAAAAATTTTGAAGGACCCGAGGGGGGTTCGAAAAAAATACACGCCCTCCATATCGCGCCGGTCTTTCGTTTTCCTCCGGGGGAGTGATTTTTGGGGTGTTTTAAGCGAGTTCTTCAGCGACCATCAGCTCTTTTACAGCTCCTTTGGGGCTGAGGCTCCGGAACTACTGGAGAACTCACTTAAAACACTTGCAAAAGATATTTGTAAGTGACGCTAAAGTGTTATATAAAGACGCTAGAAGTAGTTTAGAAGTGGAAACATAGTGGTATAGAACTTCTTTGTAAGAGCGGTTCTAGGATATTTTACCACAGTTTTAGACTTTTGTCAATACCAAAAGTAGAAAGGAACATCTGAAATGAAGCAAAAGCAGGTCGTCAAGCCTGATACGCTGCCCACGATGCCTGCTATGGATCCTGAGGCGAGAGAGAATCAGATGATAGCGTTGGCTGTCGACTTAGCAGAGAAACAGCTTCGTGAAGGAACAGCGTCATCTCAGGTAATAACACATTATCTCAAGCTCGCGACAACAAGGGAACGGATGGAGAAGGATATTTTAGAGAAACAATTATCTTTGATAGAAGCTAAGACTGAAAACCTCAAGTCTGCTAAGAGAATGGAAGAGCTATTCGATGATGCGATGGCCGCTCTTAGAGAGTATAGAGGATTCGAGTGATGGAATGTTCAAAATCCTTTAGAAGGAGGTTAACCAGAATGGATTACGAGATTATGCATGCCGCTATAAAGATCTTAGATAAAAGATCTAAGCGGATGGATGGTGAGTTGTATCATAAGTACGGAGTAGGTCCAGCTTATTCAAGTAATAAACAGGTTCATGGGATCGGACCAGCGATAGATGCTAAACTTGCAAGAGAAATAGCACAGTATGCTATGGATTGTATAGATCAAGAAGTTAAAAAGCTGAGTCGTGATAATGGTGTCGCTAATATTATAAGAGAACGTTCTAATGGAAAGATAAAGTACAATCACGGAGATTGGCGTGACGACGAACAAGCCTTTGCGTCAGACAGGATGATACATTCTATCGTTGAAAAGATCAAAAACTCCGTAGAAAACAAAGTACAGAGTCGATACGGTACGACGACAACCGATCTGTATAGATACGGATTTGGTAATAATAAACGATTTGATAACGATAATGTATTACGCGACATTAGTAGCATTATACATGAAAAGATAAATGAGCATATTGGAATATCGCATTCTGCTATTATACATACGGCTATAGGAATAATGGATAAAAGAGAAGCTATGGACGAGCTCTACCATTATGGACGTAAAGGTATGAAGTGGGATGAACATATTTTCGCTGAGGACGAGGAGACAAGAAGACGTCGAGCTGGTGCTCAAAATGAGGAAACCGGAGCACAAAGAGCAGCTAGACTTAAGAAGGAATTACTTCTTCGTAGAGCCAACAAAGCTGCTGAAAAAGAGGGTAAAGTGCCTTATCAAGATCCGTATTCAAAGCCTGTAACCAATACTGTCAATTCTGATTATTACAAGAAGAAGTATGGAGGTATTGGTAAGGGGTCGGATTATGTAAATACTCAGATCACTAATAAGCAGAAGGCTCAAGAGAATGCTGCTAAGTATGGCAGTATCGGTAAGGGATCCGATTATGCTAACAAAAAGATTGCTGAACAAGCTGAGACTAATAAGAAAGCAAAGCAAGACGAACTTATTAGTCGTGGAAAGAGCATGCTTCCTGATTATAAGAAGATAGCTGAAAATAGAGAAGCAAGAGAGAAAGAAGATAGTAACAATAAAATAAAAGACGCTAAGAATAAGGTTGAAAAGCTTAACGACACGTTGATTGATAACCCAGTTACACGAGTAACCAATCCTGTTTTATATAACGAATACAAGAATACGAAACAGGGTAATGGTATGATAAATAAGGCTACCGATACGTATAAAGAATTAAAATCTGAATCTGAAGAATACGAACCCGCTAAAAACGTATCAACTAAGAATAAAGAGAACGTGGCTAATGACGCAGCTACTGAAGCTATACGGAATATGGCAAATAAAGTACAGGAAAATGGTTTCAATGAGAAAGACTTTGATACGTGGATCAGAGGAAACGGTAATGGTTTGTATGAAACAGATCCTTATCACTTTGATATGATGACTGGTACAAAAACTGGTGGAGATCGGCCAAGATCTTCAATTGCTAAAGATGGTTTTAGAAACGCGATAAACAACGAGAAACTAGATATAGGACAACCTTCAAAGATCAAGATTCCCGGCGTTGATAAGATCAAAAATAGTGATAAATACTATAACATACCGGAAGAGTATAAAGATACAGTAATGGATTCATTTACTGGATCTGAAATATCTGATCTGGCAAACGAAATGTCTAAGTATGGATTTGAAAAAGATATGTTTCCTATAACATATAAAGATGATCATGCTAGTGTTAATCCGTTGGGTGCATTCTTCGATAAGAATGGTAAAGTAATCACTAATAAAAAACTTAACGATTTCTTCGATTTGTGTGGGAAACTCGAAAATGGCGACTACGAAGAAAAACTTAAAAAGATGATCGACAATAAGATCTCTGATAAGTTGAAGAGCAGTGATAGTTTCAAGTCTATCTATAATTATTGATCTAATCGTTCATCAGGAGGCGACAACCCAATGAAACTTACACAAAGAGATCTTATAGATCTTGCTATATATGAGCAGTATAAGGACGAGCTTTATCACCACGGTATCCTCGGAATGAGGTGGGGCGTTAGACGTTACCAAAATGAGGACGGGACACTCACCCCTGCTGGACGCAAGAGATATTTGTACGGCGATGTTGACATATCTCCTACTGGCGCTCCGTTATTTTTGGCCAATGCTGATAGAAGGCGTCAAGATTTAGATAAATGGAACAGGAAAGACGCTGCTAAGGCACTGAACACCAATAAATCGTATAACATAGGCAACGCTATAGGACTTGGATCAGCGACTCTTGGTGGTCTTATGTTAGTAGCAGGAGCGAAGGGTCTTGTCGATCCTAAGATAGCTACTTATATTGGTGCTGGATCGGCTGTTGCAAGTGGACTCGGATTCGGTATAGGACGACATAAGGCTCTTAAGGAGACCGGTCTTGATGATCTTCCTCTTTGGGAGATGGAGAATACAAAGAAGTATGCCGTTAATACTTCAAATCTACCGGGTGACATAAAGTGGGTAACTGTACAGGATAGAGCTAAGATAAGGAATCGACAGAACATAACTGATACTTATAATAGAGGATGATAAATACAAAAAGAAAGGGGGTCTGACTTCAAAATGTACTATAACAGTCTTTCTTTAGATGTATTACAACATAGTGGTATCCTAGGAATGAAGTGGGGTATCAGACGTTACCAGAACGAGGACGGGACCCTTACAGAAGAGGGACGAAGACATTACGGATATTTGGAAAAGAGAGCTGAGGCATCTACAAAAGCGCGTGAAGACAGACGTAAGTATGCTGATGCGGAAAGCGAGAGAAGGACTAGGGAGAGAATAGAGCGAGAGAAAGCCAGAGCTCCAATAGCTGTTACAAAAGAACAAGAACGGTCTAAGAGAATAATCTCTAATAACGAGCGTGCTATGCAGAAACTTGCTTCAGATAAGGATCTCAAAATGCAAAAGATGATCACCGATAGAGATCTCAACATAGAGAAGCAGAAGACCAAGCAGAAGAAGATCTTAGGTAAGTATGATCTCAAAATAGAGAAGGAACGCGGTAAGCAGAAACTCAAAGAGATGATGCGTACTGGTGGACTCGTGGCAACAGGAACGGCTGCGGCTGTCGGTGTTGCTGCTATCGGATATTTGATTTATTCTGCTAAGCATTCCGACGAGAATGATGAGTCAGACGTTCTCATACATGCTGGTGTCAAGTTCAAGTCTGGTCGTTATCCTTGGGGTAGTGGAGCAAGACCTCATCAGCATGATGATCCATTTACATATTCTGCTTACACCGATCCTAATGATCCGAACAAGACATATCCTTGGGAATGGGACTATAAAGCTCTGCATGATCTTTCTACACAAACAGGCGATAGCATTTCGTCTACTAATAAGATACTTGATAATGTTGGCAAGATGGTCGATACTAGTGCGCCTAAAAGAGATTATAGCAGGGACCTTCGTGAAATGTCCGACGATGAGATCAAATCATTCCTAAATCGTGTTAAACTTGAGCAAGAATACAATAAGGTAATGAATGATATTCATCCTGTAGAGAAGTCAAGCGGTAAGAAGTTAGTAGAAGGTATTCTCAAATACGGTGGACCGGCCCTTGCTATAACCGGAAGTGCCGTAGCTGTTGTAAGCAGTCTTCTCGATATGAAGGAGAAGGCGCAGACCAAGAGATTTGATGCAGCGTCCAATAAGGCTATAACCGATTGGTTTGAATCTGTATACCCAATAAGGGATACTATGACGCAAGATGAGAAGATACAGGCTTGGAAGAACAGACAATCACTAGCGACTATTATTTCTTCTTATAATAAATCTCTTAGCAGTCTCGGATACAAATAATACGGGGGGTAACCTAAATGGAACTTACACAAAGAGATCTTATAGATCTGGCTATATATGCTCAGTATAAGGATGAGCTTTATCACCATGGTATCCTAGGAATGAAGTGGGGCGTTAGGCGTTACCAGAACGAGGATGGCTCTTTGACGCCTGAGGGACAGAGAAGGTATAAGGAAAATAGCTATGCTTCTAGGTTGGCTAATACCAACATGTTGACTAGACAAACGTCTGCACAAATGATAGGCGGTCCAATAGGTCAAATGGCAGTGATGGGTGGAAACATTAAAACTGCAAAACGTTTGGAGAACATGTCTGACGAAGAAGCTAGAAACGAAGAGGCGAAGATAAAAGAAAGTGCTAAAAAAGGAAGAAACATAGCAAGTGGTCTTTATGGTGGAATATTGTCTGGAACATCAGCAATGGCTCTTGGTGCTTTAACTGGTAATCCGGTTGTTGCAGTTGGAGCTGGTGTTGTAGGAGGATTACTTGGTGGCGTTGGTGGCGTTTCGTTGTCTAATTCTTCTTTTGATAAGACGTGGAATAAAAATATGGAACGTTATAGATACACGAAACGTTCCAAGAAAGAACTCGAGGAATACGACAGAGAGCATCAGCAAGGATGAGTGATACGTATGCGTCGAAAAGAAAACAATTCATTCGCTCGTTCTGAGTTGGTAGACGCAGCAGTCTATAATAATCTAAAGACCGAGCTTTATCACTCCTTCTCAGACGAAGATATTTCAGTCCTTAAACATCATGGTATCCTAGGAATGAAGTAGGGCGTACGTCGGTATCAAAACGAGGACGGTACGCTTACTGAAGAGGGAAAGAGGAGATATCACGAGTATGTTGATGATAAAGGTAAAACAAAGTATGTTAAAAGAAGTAAAGCCGGAATGAAGTATTATGATGAATTACAACAGTGGGAAAAACGTAAATCAGAAATTAAAAACGAATTTAAAGATAAACCGCTTAATGAATACAAAGACGATGAAGAACGTGAATACGCGAACGGTCTTATAAGAAATATATGTTGGGAAACATATAGTTTCAAATCCTCCAAATCTCATAAAGATCTTGAGAACATGCTAAATAATATGGTTGATGAATACAATTCTAGATTAAACGAAGATGATAGTCGTGATAATCGTAGAAAGACGTGGCACTATATAGAAGATAAGTATAGGCCTAAAATGTTATCGATATATGAAGATATGCAAAAAGAAGTTATAGATAATCTTGAAAATCATGGTGTTGATACTAAGAAAGTGTATGGTAAACAATCTTATCCTGGTAGATTTTATGAATTAAAAGAAGAGCCTAATACAACAAAATGGGAACATGAAACTATCGCCACAAATACTTTTGACGAGTTAATTGATGATATTAATATAGCTTCTCCTGAGATGTGGCTCGCGTGGATAGATGATCATTGGAATTACTACATATCTCCAGATTAACAATTTATTTAAAGGACTAACTCAAAATGCTTTCTAATACAGCAGTCCCTAAGTATTACGGTGCTTTTCGTGACGCTGTATTACGAGGACTTATACCGATAAATCACGAAGTATCACTGCAGATGAAGCGTATCGATCAGCGTATACAAAATCCGGAATATTATTACGATCCTCGTCCTATTGAAGCGTGGATCAAGTTTTGCGAACGTGAGATGACGCTTACAGATGGCAGTCCTGTTACTGTTACGGATTGCTTCAAGTTATGGGCAGAACAGCTTCTGTGTTGGTTTTATTACGATGATGTTAAGTCATATGTTCCACCTCCGAACGGTTCCAGAGTTGGCGGACATTATGTGTATAAGAAAATCCTTCGAAGGCTTATCAAGAAGCAATATCTGATCGTTGCAAGAAGTAACGCTAAGACAGAGTACGAGTCTTGGTTACAGGCATACGGTCTGATAGTAGACGGACACACGACACATCAGATAACATGTGCTCCTACAGTCAAGCAATCCGACGAAGTCCTTGGGCCGATAAGGACAGCTATACAAAGAGCTCCCGGTCCTTTGCTCAAGTTCTTGACAGAAGGATCTCTTCAAAATACGACAGGTAATGCGGCTCTTAGGAAGAAGTTGGCTTCTACTAAGAAGGGTATCGAGATGTTCATGACGAACTCTCTGCTCGAATCATTACCGATGAGTATAGAGAAGCTTCAGGGTTACCGTTCAAAATACAACAGTATGGACGAGTGGCTGAGCTGTCCGATAAGAGATAATCCGATGGATGCTCTTGCTCAGGGCGCTGCCAAGAATGATGACTGGTGGATCCTTGCTGTGTCAAGTGAGGGTACTGTCCGTAACGGTATAGGCGACTCGATCAAAATAGAGCTTTCGCAGATACTAAGAGGAGAGTACAAAGCCGATGATGTCGATATTTGGTGGTACAAACTCGACAGCATAGACGAGGTCGGCAAACCGGAGATGTGGATCAAGGCTAATCCGAATCTCGGTATTACCGTGAGCTATGATACGCTGCAGAAAGACGTTGAGCGTGCAGAGAACGTGCCGTCTGCTAAGAATGACATACTTGCTAAAAGATTTGGTATACCCACTGAAGGGTATACTTATTTTTTTACCTATGCGGAGATACAGCGACACAGACCGAGAGACTTTTGGAACATGCCATGTGCTCTTGGAGCGGACTTATCTCAGGGAGACGACTTCTGTGCATTCACGTGTGTATTCCCACTCGGCAATGGCAGCTTTGGCGTCAAGTCCAGAAACTATGTTACAGAGCTTAGTTACAGAAAATTACACGAGGCTCTGAGATTAAAGTATGATCAATTCATAGATGAAGGATCGCTCAGAGTAATGGACGGCGCTGTGCTTGACACGATGGCTGTTTACGACGATCTGGACGAATGGCTCATTCAAAATGAATACGACGTGCGAGCGTTTGGATTCGATCCGTACAACTCTAAGGAGTTCGTTGAGCGATGGGCTACCGAGAATGGTCCTTTTGGTGTTACTAAGGTCATCCAAGGCGCTAAGACAGAAAGCGTACCTCTTGGTGAACTCAAGAAACTCGCTTCTGAGAGGATGCTTATATTTGACCAGAGGATCATGGAGTTTACGATGGGTAACTGCATAGCAATAGAAGACACGAATGGCAACAGAAAGCTATATAAGAAACGTAGAGAAGAGAAGATCGACTGTGTTGCCGCCATGATGGACGGGTATATAGCTTATAAGATAAATGTTGAGGCGTTTGAATAATATATTTATGGGGGGTGGGTAACATCACATGCATTAAGTACGATAAGACAAACTATCCTCGCTCCGAGTTAGTAGACGCAGCGGTCTATAACAATCTCAAGACCGAGCTTTATCACTCCTTCTCAGACGAAGATATCTCAGTCCTTAAACACCACGGTATCCTAGGAATGAAGTGGGGCGTTAGGCGGTATCAAAATGAGGATGGTTCTTTGACACCTGAAGGAGAGAGACGTTATTATAAGAACGAAAAGGGCGAGTATAAGAAGAGAAGTCACAAAGAGATGAAGGAATACGACGAGCGGAAGGCTTATGAGCGCAAGGGTGCTGAAGAATTAGCTAATACTGCAAAAGCTAAAAACGCTGATGAATTCGAGGAAAGAGCACAATTAAGATTCGATACGGATCCTGCAATAGTCAAGCTTAGAAAGGAATACGACGATCTTGAGAACCAGTGGATGGATCTTGTCGACGAGATAGACGCAGCATATGATGATGAAGATTACGATAAGGCTATGCGTCTTGAAAACAAGTCAGAAGCTATGCAGGATCGTCAGATCAAAATAAAGGATGATATACGAAAGAATTTCAAGAAATTCAAATCCAGCGACATGGATGATGATGAAATAGAAGGATTTGTGGATGATCTATTTGATTATTAATACTTCTAAGTTTAAATCATTTATATTTATGGGGGGGGGTAACATAACATGTATAAGTATGACAAAACAAACTACTCTCGCTCCGAGTTAGTAGACGCAGCGGTCTATAACAATCTCAAGACCGAGCTTTATCACTCCTTCTCAGACGAAGATATTTCAGTCCTTAAACACCATGGTATCCTAGGAATGAAGTGGGGTGTACGTCGGTATCAAAATGAAGATGGTACTCTTACCGACGAGGGTAAAAGAAGGTATTATAAGAATGAAAAAGGTGAATATAAGAGGAGAAATTGGAAACAATTGCAAGATTATGATATAGAACAATATAAAAATGAAATGAGAAAAATAAACGAGCAGATATATTATCAAAATTTAAGAATGACACAGTCTAAAGAATTTAACGACATAAGAAAAAAGGTAGATAATGAATTAAAGAAAAAATACGGAGACGATTTTTATAAAATAGTTTCACATGATGAAGAACAGAAAATTTGGGATAAATATGGTGGTTCAGATCTTATGCGTAAATACGGTATAGATGAACTTAATGAAAAATATAATAAACTTGACCACGATTTGGAAGAATATATTAGAAATGCACAACATCAATATGCTGATCAGATAGCGTGGTTTTATTCGGATTGGTAAATGTTTTTTCGTTAAAGAATGTATAAAAGAGGGTGATCAAAATGGCGGAGAGCTTATCGAGTAGATTAAAGCACGCTTGGAATGCTTTTGTCGGTAAGGATGACAGGACGATCGTGCTTAATGAACCGAGCTTTTCGTATCGCCCTGACAGACCGCGTATGAGATACAGAGCAGAACGTACGATAATTTCTGCTATATATACAAGGATCGCCATTGATGCATCCAATGTTGACATAAAGCATGTCAAACTGGATGATCAAGGGCGATATATCTCAGACGTCAACAGCGGTCTCAATACGTGTATAACAAAAGAAGCAAACATAGATCAGACTGGACGAGCTTTTATACAAGATACTATATTTTCAATGCTCGACGAGGGTGTTGTAGCTATCGTTCCGGTCGACACCACTCTTGATCCTTATGATACCGGTGCTTATGACATCCAGACGTTAAGATGCGGCAAGATAGTTGCATGGTATCCGAGCAAGGTAAAGGTCGAACTTTACAATGAAAAGACGGGTCAGAAGGAAGATGTTACTGTATCAAAGTCTATAGCGGCGATCGTTCAAAATCCTTTCTATGAGGTAATGAATGCGCCTAACTCGACTTTGCAGAGACTGATACGAAAGCTTTCTATGCTCGATCAGGTGGATGATGAGAATCTTGGAAAGCTCCAGATGATCATCCAGCTCCCTTACATAATCAAGTCCGATCTTCGTAAGCAGCAAGCTGAAAAGAGAAGGAAAGAGATCGAGAGTCAGCTCGTAGAATCAAAATACGGTATAGCTTACACTGATGGTACAGAGAAGATAACTCAGATCAACAGACCACTTGAGAATAATCTTATGGCTCAGATCGAGTATCTGACGAACACTCTTTACGGTCAGCTCGGTATCACACCAGAGATACTTAACGGTACTGCTGATGAGCGAGTTATGCTGAATTACAATAATCGCACGATCGAGCCTATAGTTGCCGCTCTGTGTTCTGCGATGGAAAGGTCTTTCCTAACTAAGACCGCCAAGACTCAGAGACAGGCGATCAAATATTTCACAAATCCGTTCAGGCTCGTTCCGCTGTCAAGTATGGCCGAGTTCGCGGATAAGTTCACACGAAACGAGATCATGACATCTAACGAGATACGACAGATCATCGGCATGAAGCCCGCAAACGATCCGAAGGCCGATATGCTCGTCAACTCCAACCTTAATCAGTCACCCGAGGCTCTTGGTATTGCTGGTGGAGGAATGGGCGGAGCTATGGGACAGGAAGGCATGAACAATGATCTTCTAAGTATGGATCCTTCCCAGATGACCGACGAGCAGATAGAAGAGGCTCTGGCGCTCCTTGATCAAAATGATGCGGAGCTTGACGATCTTGAGGCTGAGCTTGATAATGTGGAGACTGAAGAGGGGGAATAATCTTGTATGCGAGTAACAAAAAAAAACAATTCATTCGCTCGTTCTGAGCTATTAGACGCGGCGGTCTATAACAATCTCAAGACCGAGCTTTATCACTCCTTCTCAGACGAAGACATTTCAGTCCTTAAACATCATGGTATCCTAGGAATGAAGTGGGGTGTCAGGCGCTACCAGAACGAGGATGGTACGCTTACTGAAGAGGGGAAGAGGAGATATAGTAAGACATTATATAAGGATCTCGAAAAGGCCGATAGAAAAGGCGCTTATTTCATTAATAAGATAGCTAAAGAAGATCCAGCATTGAAAACTTTTAATAAAAAGACGTATGATAAGTATAAAAAGTTAATGGACGATGAATATATAAAAAATAAAACACGTACACATGAATTGTCGGATGAAATAAATCGTGATCTTATGAAAAAGTATGAAAAATATGGTTATGAAAACCCTATGGTAATGATGGAACAGAATCCAGAACTTTTTGTACAATATTATGATGAAGGCGCTAAAGAAATGCAGAAACGATCCGCTAGCGATAAAGTTTTGAACGAAACCAAACAGAATTACGATAATTACAAAAAAGAATATGAGAAAGTAACTAGGGATTATGTTGATGAGTTGCTTGGCGAATATTCAAAAGCTGAGAGTAAGGATGAAAACGCTATAAAATTCAATAAAAATACAAACGAGATAAGTAAGCAGACTCTTGGTGAAAGACTTACAATTGAAATAATGAGAAATCATAACATGTTATAAATCATTTATATTTATGGGGAGATGAACAACAATGGACTATGCTGCTGATATGGATCTGAACAAATTCGCAAAAGATTGGCTCATGAAGCGACATAGTTCAGAAGATGTTCTCCAACACGAAGCGTATGGACAGACAAAGATAACATATTCTTCACCATATTACGACTATCAGAAGGCACACGATTATTACGAGGCTCACAAACAGCTCAAAGGTCGTAAGAGGTCAACTTCTTTGCTTTCAGATGAGGGTAAGGAGATCTGGCAGGTCTCTCAATATAACATAAAACAAGCTAAAGAAAAAGAGAACACCTCAATGAGTGAACAACTCAAGGGGCAGGTATCGTCTATCCAAAGCGCAATAGCCCAGATGAAAGTTCTTGCTGCTGGTCAAAGAGGTTCTCAGAAGCTTGCGATCCAAGCTAGGATAACAGAACTTCGTGCTGTGCTTGCTAAGAAGAAAGAGGCTCTTAAGTCCGAGCTCAAGAAGAAGCAGGAAGGCATCAAGACTGATAATACTCGTGCTACAGAACAGAACAGAAAGCGTAACGAATCATTGTCCGAGAAAGCAAAGCAGGACAAGGAACGTAATGCTCAAAATGCCGCAACGAAGATCGAGCGTAAACAAGCTGAGATCAAGAAACTTGGTAGTAGTCAGGGCGATCAGAAGAAGAAAGAGGCTCTTCGTAAAGATATTGCTAACATAAGAGCTGACAAGTCTAATAAGAACGCTAGGGTATCGTCTAATCTATCTGTCGAGAAGGCGTCAAATTCTGCTGATCTTAGAGACTATAAAGCAAAGAATTCTCAAGATCTGACAAACTACAGAGCGACAAATTCTTCTCAGGTCAAGCAAGCATCCGAGAGCATCAATTCTTCCATAAAAGGTCTAAGACAGCAGCTTAGTGATTACAACACTAAGAATAGAGCTATGGTTAAGGAAGACAGCGATACAATGAGGAATGCCATAAAACAGCTTAGAGAAGTAAACCGTCAAAATAGACAGATACTCAAGGATAAGTATGAAGGAATTCTTGATAGCGAGTTTGACAAGATAGCTTCGGCTTATCCTAAAAAGGGTAAGCGATGATCGGTGTATTAAGATCTGAGATAATATATATGACTATAAAGACGTTTGATACCAAATTCGGAATACGATATAAAAGATAATAGCAAAGGTGGGTGATATAAATGCAATACGATTTCGGTGGATGGGCGACGAGGAATAATCTTCGCTGCACCGATGGACGGACGATCCTTCAAAATGCATTTGCAGAATGCGATGGTAAGACTGTTCCTCTAGTTTGGAACCACAAGCATGATGGTGCTAGCAACGTTCTCGGTCATTGTCTTCTTGAGAATAGAGATGATGGAGTATATTGTTATGGTGTGTTCAATGATAATCCAGAGGGACAGGGTGCTAAGGAGCTCGTTCGTCATGGTGACATAACAGGTCTATCTATATATGCTAATGGACTTAAGCATGTCAACGGACGTAATGTTCAGCATGGTACGATAAGAGAGGTCTCTCTTGTACTTGCCGGCGCTAATCCGGGTGCATATATAGATGAGGTAATATGTCACAGCGATACTGATGAGAGTGAGGGTGTTATTTATACGGGTCTTGAGTTTGAGGAAAGTTTCGCTCATGCATTCAAGAAGCCTCACGATCTTCATTCTGCTATAGATTTTATAAATGATGCTAACAAATGTCTTGATTCTGCATATGCCGGTGAGCTGACTGAGAAAGCGATCATAGATCGTGCCGAATCCAAGCTTAGGGCTCTTGCTGAAAAGTATGAGACCGAATATGGCGTAGACGACAGAACGAAAAAGCAGATAAACAAGTTTATTGATGAAGCTATTGAGGATCTTAATAAAAAGTATGAAGAAGATAGCAAGAAGATGAAACATTCTGATAATACTGAAGAAAATGTAAAGGAGACAATGGTTATGGATCAGTACAACGATTATCATGACGATGAACTCGAGCATGCTGATGGTGAAAAGACCGTTCAGCAGGTGTTCGATACGCTGACTGAAGAGCAGAAGAATGTTGTTTATGCTCTTGTCGGAATGGCTGTTGAAGAAGCAAAAGAAAATAATAAGGGAGATGAAAAGAACATGCAGCACAACGTATTTGACAGGTATGATGAGGGTGATGTCCTGATGCACGCACAGGCTGAGGCTAGGGACATGTTTGCAGAGGCTCTTGCTGATGCAAAGACTTATGGTTCTCTTAAGGAGAGCGTTATCGCACACGGTATAGAGGATATCGACCTTCTGTTCCCCGAGCCTAAGGCTTGGACAGATGAGCCCGATTTCATTACTCGTAACCTCGACTGGGTCAAGGTAGTAATGGATGGCGTCCACAAGGTTCCTTTCACACGCATCAAGTCTTGGTTCGCAGATCTTACTGAGGAAGAGGCTAGAGCTAAGGGTTACATCAAGGGCAACCTCAAGAAGGAGCAGGTATTCTCTCTGCTGAAGAGAACTACTATTCCTACGACCGTTTACAAGAAGCAGAAGCTCAATCGCGATGACATCGTAGATATCACTGATTTCGATGTTGTAAGATGGATCCGTAAGGAGATGGATTTCATGCTCCGTGAGGAGATCGCTCGCGCACTCCTGATCGGTGACGGAAGAGATCCTTCTTCTGATGACAAGGTAGATGCATCTGCTATTCGTCCTATCTGGACCGATGATGATTTCTTCACCATCAAGTATGATCTGGGTGATGCTTCCGGCAGAGCTTTCATCGAGGGTGCTGTAAGATCCAGATCCGAGTACAAGGGTTCTGGTAACCCTGTAGCGTTCATGACCGAGCAGAAGCTCACTGACCTGCTCCTTCTCACAGATGCTGTCGGCAGAGATCTGTATGACAGTGTTGACAAGCTCGCTACCAAGCTGAGAGTATCCAAGATCATAACTGTTCCTGTAATGGAGAAGTGCGTAAGAGTCGACAAGTCCAAGAATAAGGCTTGGGCTCTTCAGGGTCTGATCGTTAACCTGAACGACTATGTAGTTGGTACTGACAAGGGCGGCGAAGTCCGTACTTTCGATCAGTTCGATATCGACTATAATGCTCAGAAGTATCTGATCGAGACCAGATGCTCCGGCTCTCTCGTTAAGCCCTTCTCTGCTATCGCTCTGGAGACAGAGACCGATATGCCCGAAGAGAACGACGGCTGATAAGTCAAAATGGATCATGAGATCTGTTGCTGTTTAGTTTGCTTTCTTTAAGGGTCTGCCTTTTATCTGGACAGCGACAGATCTTTTGTGAGGGGTCTCAAAATGAAGTATTACGGAGCAGTCGGCTACATTACTACGGTCGAAACGCGGCCCGGCGTTTGGGAAGAAACGATCGTTGAACGTATGTATTCTGGAGATGTCAGCTCTATAAGGCGGCGTCTCGATGGGAAGAAGGTCAATGATGATGTGAACATATCGAACCAGATAAGTATCGTAGCCGATCCGTATGCTTTTGAGAACTTTACGGCGATACGATATGTTGTATGGCTCAATCAGAAGCTCAAGGTGACTAACATAACCGTTGAACCGCCTAGAATGATATTTGAGGTGGGAGGTCTGTATAATGAGTGAGTTAGACAGAAGACTTGAGCTGCATGAGATACTTTGCGGTGTGCTTGGTTCACGCAATGTGTACTTTCAGCCTCCTGAGGATCTCAAAATGAAGTTCCCATGCATCATATATGAACATGATAACAATTATGTGATAAATGCTGATAATAAAAAGTATATGAAGAAGAGAAAGTACACGGTCACAATCGTTGATAAGGATCCCGATACAGAGATACCCGAGCGTCTTGATGAGCTTATGTTTGCTGAGATGAACAGACGATATGTGGCTGACAATCTGAATCATATAGTTTATACGATGTATTATTAAACAAGGAGGAATTCAAAATGGCTAAACTTACTTGGGATAATACTGGCGAAAGATATTTCGAAGCCGGTATCAAGGATGTTGCGCTTTATCTGATGTGGAGTGCAAAGTATGATCAGTCGTCTTCCAAGATAGCTAATTCTGATTATCTTGCAGGCGTAAACTGGAACGGTGTGACTAAGGTCGGTGAGTCTCCCGAGGGTGCAGACGCTAACGATCTGTGGGCAGACGACATCAAGTATGCTTCCTTCAGATCCGCTGAGGAGTTCAACGGTTCGATCGAGGCATATCAGTATCCTGAAGAGTTCGCAGCTTGCAACGGTGAGAGAATGCTTGGTAAGATCAAGATCGCTCAGCAGGCAAGACGTGCATTCGGTCTGGCTTACAAGACTACCGTTGGTAACGATGTTGATGGTTTCGAGCATGGCTATAAGCTGCATCTCGTTTATAATGCTACTTGCTCGCCTTCTTCCAGAGATCATGAGACGATCAATGATTCTCCCGATGCAGAGACCATGAGCTGGGATTTCGAGACCACTCCCGTAGAAGTAGGTACTATCAACGGTGTTGAGTATAAGAAGACTTCTCATATCGTTATTGATAGTCGTGACTTTACATCTACTGCCGATAAGACAACTCTTGGTAAGATAGAAGATCTTATTTATGGTAGCGATAATAACGAGCCTACACTTCCTACGCCTAGCGCCATATATAATCTGATAGCTGGACAGTCTGGCACCACTTATAGTGTTAAGCTTGATCCTGCAGGCGGTAGCTTCGACGATGAGACAAGTCCTAGCGCTCCCATCACCGGAACTTATACCGCCGGTAGTGAGACGGCTCTTAGTACCTTCTATACGAAGATCGAAAGAGATGATTATGTCTTCACTGGTTGGCTCGATGCATCTACCACTGGTGATATAGCTACAGCAATACCCGATACAGCTATCGGTGATAAGACGTATAAGGCTGTATGGACTCCCGACACCTAATAAGGGGTGATATTTTATGGCAGTGATAGATATAGATCCTACCAAGGCAGCAGCTATAATCAAGAACCTTAACGATCCCGATCCCACAGTCGCAGAGACAGAGGGTTACGGTCCCGATGCCAAGGAGCCCGGTATAATCGAGCGTCTCGGTGGTCACAACGATCCCAAGGACGGTCACTATACCAAGAACTACGGTGACTATGGCGGAGACAAGTGGGTAGTTAACGGTGATATCGATGTAAAGGGCGATATCGAGATTTACCATAAGTTCGCTCTTACATACGATACTGTCGACAGCGATGCAGAGACCACAAGAGCAGCTAATACTGCTAAGATCACTGACGTTACTGTTGACGAGAAGGCAGCTACTATCACGATCACACTCGATACCGCGGTTGAGGATCTCAACGATTTCGATGCTCGCGGTGAGTGGGGCGTACATAAGTGGCTCGGTATCGGTCTTAGCGCCGGTATCACACCTATTACGGGTATGAATTACAACGGCAGTCCTCTGACATCTGAGGATGTTACTGAGGCTTCCAATGTTGGCCTGTCTGACGGATATTTCGTTCGTTGGGTGGCTGCAGATCTTGTTCTGGCTGGTGACAACACCAAGAAGTCCAAGGACAAGTTCACACTGTCTGCTGACGGCTACACCGACAAGACATACAAGCTTGTCATCGTAGAGCCTGTAACAGACTGATAACGTAGATAGGGTCGTCGGGTGCAATGCTCGGCGACCTTTCTATAGATCAAAATGTTTCCGGAGCTAATCTTGAAAGGAGTTTATTCATGATAACCAAGACTATAACTTTTACTGATCTTAACGGTAATGAGATCACAGAGCAGTTCTTCTTCAATCTCTCTAAGGCTGAGCTTATCAACATGCAGACGAGAGAGACGGGTGGTCTTGACAGGAGACTTCGCCAGATCGCCGAGTCTCAGGATGTCAAGGGTATAGTAGATGTGATCGAGGAGTTCATAATGCTGAGCTATGGCGAGAAGGCCGAGGATGGTATCGGATTCATCAAGGTGAAGAACGGAACCAGACTTGCTGAGAACTTCCGCAACACTGACGCATATTCTGAGCTGTTCATGGAGCTCGTGAGCGATCCTGACAAGCTCACAGCATTCCTTACTGGGATAATGCCTAAGGATCTTGCAGAGAAGGCACAGCTCGAACTTGCTAAGCAGAAGGCTAATGCACCTCAGATCGCTGAGGCTAAGTAAAAGATGAAGATAACGCTTCCTCGTCGACAAATGTTTGACGAAATAAATCAGATATTTATCGACGAGGACGAGATCGAAATAGATATAGAACATTCTCTTTTTACTATTTCTAAGTGGGAAGAGGTGTACTGCAAGCCTTTCCTAAAAGATAAGCCTCAAAATGAAGCTGAAGAGGAT